CCCCCTTGCACCGCCTCACCAGCCGTGCCCCCCCCCCCCCAGCCATAACAAACCATTGCGCGCACCACCGAGCCTATCCTTGCCTGCCTAATCAATCATTGTTCGGCACTACTTGGAACGTTCCATATGAGCCATCGCGTTCCGGGCGCCATTCTCCGATACCGTTGCAAAAACCGCCAAGGTTAATAAGATTGATAATCTGCTCAATGCTAATAGGCCCGTTCACGTTGTAATCGATCAGCAAATCCATATACCAATCGGTGAACTGCGCACGGTGGCGAATATCAGCAACCTTTGAAATGCCGCCAACCTTGACCATATCTTCACGCATGGTCGGCACACAGCCCTTAACCTCTGCCAACATATCAGCACCTTCACCGTGGATGAAAAATGCGCCGCGAAGTGTGGTTGTCTTAATGTCAATATCATTCCGAGATGCCGCCATAATCGCGGCCTGTTTGATTGCTGTTACAGGGAAGCCCCACCGCGCCCCATCTGCAACCGCCTTTTCAAATGCTTCTTCGGTATGCTCTATCGGTTCGGGCGTCAGCCAATAGGCGCTGGTGATAAAATCCGCGACAGGATTTTTCGGTTCATGCTTTGCCTTGGTCTTGGTCGTTCCCATCTGAGTATCAAGGATCATCTTCTTTGCCTTTTCGCTCCACTTGTGCATGATAAGCGGAGAAGTACCCTTAATCCGAACAGCAACCGTCTTAATCTCAACGGGCTTAATCTCAATCGTTACAGAATCAACTTTCTTAGCAGTGGCCATCGTTCATTTCCTCCAATAATTCTTCAATATGTTGTTTGTTAATCGTTAAAACAAATTCCGGTTCACTCATTAATCCTTTACTACTAAGTCGAACACGTCATCAGTCTCAGTAACCGTCACAGCGTCACAGATTTCCCCTGTCTCTTTATCGTAAACCGTTCCTGTGTCATGATCTGTGAGACGCGCCTTAGCGGCCTTCCAGTTGACCGCAGTCGTTGTCTTGATGCAATCCGTATATCCGCGCTCTGTGAGCCATTTGAGCAATGCGCCATCATCATGAGAATAAACCCGCTTGCCCTTCTTCATGACCAAATCACCACTTGGGAGCGTGTACTTTTCCTGGGTGCTTGTCTCCCTATGCGGGACACTCTGGAAATAATCCGCCAACTTGCGCCGCATAGTCTCATACAGGAAAGAATACTCATTTTCCGCCTTGGTGATCCGGTCTTGATAGAACTGCCTCCACCTGTCAAGGTCTCGCCGTGCATCCGCAATCTTGCGGAGCGCCCAATCGGCCTGCTGGTCGTCCATGATCTGCCAACCGCTGTCGGCCTCTCTCTGCTGATCCTCAATCATTGTTGGTTCCATTCTTCAATACCTCCACATATCTCCGGTCAATTATGTCTGTCTCTTTCTTGTTAAGCATCATCGCGCCGCAGTTGCAGCAATACCACGTAGGAGTCGATGCCTCTTCTCCGCAACCGCTGCAACGCCACAGCAACGCATAATTGTTTGGAATCTCACCAAATGGATTAGGCTGCCAGAATCCCACGTTTCCCCGCTCATGCAGCCCTTCCAAATCCCAAACGAGCTTCCCGGCAAAATCTTTCTCGCTTGATACTACAGTTTTCATCTTGACGAACCGCCTGCATCGTGGTATCATTCAGATGCAGACTTCTCCTTTCTGCGTGGTCGCTGAATGTCAGTCGGAAACGGCTGGCATTCTTTTTTTGCTACTTGCTTTCTGTCCTGCGCCATGTCCCGATCAGGTCTGACGGGATAAACGAGGCAAGGAACGCTGTGACGGACTGCCCTCTTTCCTGCGCCCTGCGCTTTATCCGTTCTTTGGCGCCCTTTGGAAACATGAGCACAATTCTGTCATACGTGTCGGTGTTGTAACTGTTGATATGCTGGTAATCCCTCTCCCGGTGATCCAAGTTGTCACCCCCTCTTGATGTACTCGGCGGAGAATGTGTTGCGCCTTGCGCTGCCCGGGCAACGCTTGACCACATCCCCGCCGCCGCTGCGATTCTTGGCGGGTTCGCATCGGAGAACCGCAACGTCACCTAATGAACCCAGTGAAATAGCCATACATGGTGAATACCTCCCATCTCATGCGGGCAACCCCTGCCGCCCGCATGAGATATTGTACAATGAGCGCGCTTATTTGTCAATGACCTTTTATGCCTGCGCCTCTACCTGAGACGCGGAGAACCAACAGGCTTCTTTGAGGAAACAATGTCCGCGCCCTGTGTTCTCAGGATCGGCGTCATCATCGGTCATTTTCTTGCCGGCGCTGTATTTCCAAATGCTAAATCTGGCGATGGCGTGTTCACCCTTCCGAACGCTGTAGCCCATCTGCTTCCAGACTTGGAACGTGTGGATATCCTCAACCTCTGGAAGGTATATTGTCTTTCCCTCCGCGTCCTGGAACTCCAGCATCCTGCCGGTGCCCTTAAGTACGCCCTCCGCGTACAACTGCCGCTTGGCATTGTCTACGATCTGCGCATTAGTAATAGCCATGGTCGCTTCCCCTTTCTGTGGGCCATCATGCCGCCCACAAGACAGATTGTATCACGTTCATTTGCAAATGTCAACCCCCGATTAGGTCAACACGTCCACCCGCACGGTGCCCGCGTACCCGGCCGGCGCTTTCTGACGAACGTCAGCCACGCAAGCGCGCTTTGCTTCCGTATAAGTGCCCTTCGCCCAGAACTCATAACCTTCAAACGCGAACCCCCAGAACCCATACCCCCTGGGAGTATGCCCGTACTCATAAGCGTATTTGGTGGTGTCAAATTCGATCCGCATTCCTTAGACCTTCCTTTCTGCGCCGCCCTTTTGCCCGGGCGGCTTGGGCTTGTTCTTTATGCCAGCTCGACTGTCTCAAGCGTGTTGTAGGACCCTCTGCTGATAATCTCCAAGGTCGCCGGGTACGTGCAGCATTGCTTGACCCCGTGCCAATGCTTGTAAATAAAGCTTGTGAACGTCCCAAGGTAACCGCAGGTTTCCATGTACTGATCCGCCAGGTCCTCCAGCTTGTGAATGGCGTCATAATCGGTGAAGTGTTCGCAATTCTCGGCGCGCTCTTCGGCAATTTCCTTCATGGCCTTAACCAGCGCCGCCTTCTTGACCTTCAAATCAAACGCCTTGCGATTGATGGTCTTGACAAAATCTTTCTTGCTAAGGTCGGTTGCCATGTACATCGGCTCGATCACGTTGTAGTAATCGTGGTTGCTGACTTCGTAACCCGCGAGCGTCTCAAATTCCTGCTTCATCATTGCTAAGTACCATCCTTTCTTAGTCCGCAGCTTTGTGCTGGTGCCCGTGACCGCCTCCCGATCACAGTTAGATTATACCACTGACATTTTCAAATGTCAACTGGTTTTTTGACAAAAAAATGGCACCCGAAAAGGTGCCATCCCTCCACGTCCCCGCCAACGGGAGGTAAGTATCCCGCAACTTGCGCCCTGCCTGCCCATCAGTTCGCCGCGCCGCTACTCCACACATGGATTCTACAGCAACGGCAAACCCGTGTCAATACTCCAAATCTAAGTCGTTCTTGTTCTGCTTCCAATCAACGGAATCCATGAGCGCTGCCATCAGATCTTCATCTTCGAGATACCACCGAGGCACCACGCGCAACATCAGCCCAAACTCATCAGCGAGTTTGTCGGCGATTGCCTGCGCCATGCTCCGACTGATGAACCCCAAGGCATCCTCAGAATCCGAGCTGAATACAGGAATCGGGTGCCCTTCATGCCCAGGAATACACTTGCACCACATCCGAAAACAAAGGACCCCGTTCTCGGCATCAACGCTTACAATAGCCCACTTTTTGTCGGACGTGCCCTCAAGCATCTGCCGAACGTCTGACAGTCGAACATAGCGATCACCAGCAATATTGATAGTTTTCATCTAAGGAAATCCTCCCATTTCATCTGAGTCCAATCAATGGTCTGTCCGTCTACAACTTTCCACGCCTCACCTCGAGGCTTGTAGTCGCTTCGATTCTCCCCCAATGCGTCAATGGCGCAAAACTCAAAGTCCTTGCATCCGTTGCTTGCCTTGACGGTGAACGTTGAGTAACATTTCTTCCTGACTTCACAATAGTTTGCGTCTCCACATATCATATGGACGCAATACCTGCAATATTGCTTCATGCAGAACCCTCCCGCCAAGCCATCTGAGCCTGCACAGGCAACCCCTGCGGAGGCCGCCTTGCTTCTTGTTCCTGCATCTGCCGCCACCGCTCAGGAATGAACGGAGGACCGTAGTTGTACAATACGGTGTTCGGCTGTCCGCGCATCCGCTGCGCCAGCTGTTCGCCGGGCGTCTCATGATGGGCAAACCGCAGCCAATACCACCCGCGCAAGCGCTTTAAGATCTTCATTCTTTGCCGCCCTCCCTGTACTTAAGTTTGCCCGTCATCCTGCTTTGGTATGCTTCCTGCAACGCATTATACATGGCCATGCCAAGGCTGGATGCTATGCTGCTTCCTTTGTACTCATCCCATAGCCCTTGAAGTTCGCTGAGCAATGAAGAGAAATATGTCTGTGCATCCTCTACCCATTCAAACGCCTGCGGCTGTGGAGTTTCGTATTTTTCCAATATCCTGTAAAGCCTTGCCATGATCTCACGGTTGTTCGGATCCTTCATGCTGACATCCCCTTATTTATAATGGTCGGTTGTTACTATATGATACATATATGGTACACTCAAAACCCTTATAGTTACAATGTTACACCTGATACACCATGATTTACCCCTATATAGAAATGATTGATATACTCATTTCTATATAGGGATATGTTTTTTTTGCCAAATTCCTGTTACGTTGTACCGTCAGCCGGCTTGCTGTCCATCTTTGATATGCTGACAATGGAGAACGTGTCCCAGCCCTCAAGGTCTGCCCGCTCTGACAGGTCTGACGTTGCCCACCTGACGGCCTCGGCAATGTCGAGCGTCTTGACTGTAAATTTCCCGTTGCCGAGCGCGCCATCCCTGCCCGCTATGTACTCGACCAAATAAGTTCTGCGGTACTTGTCATGCCCTGCGAACGCTCGGTCTCTGCGGGCGTTCGCTTCGCGGCATTCTTCCATCACATTGAGCTTTTCCGCGACTGTCATCTCTCAGCCCTCCCCTTCGTGGTGTTGATAGCCATGGTTGTTTCCCCTTTCTGCTGACCGCTGCGCCGGGGTCATTGCCCGCCCCGGCTCGGGCTGTTTGTCAGAACGTCACGAATCCGTTGGTGTGTCGAACCGCGTCCGCGACTGGCTGGCATTTGTCGGGATCCGCTACCCACTTCATGCCGCCATCATCCCTCAGGATGAGCAACCCAGTTTCACGCCCGTCTGCCGCTGCGGTGTGGTATGCCCACACGGTTGCGACCTGTCCGAAATTGGTGACCGCCTGACCAAGCTGGAACTTGTGTGCCATTGCTGGTGCCTCCCTGTTAAGTTGTTAAGGTGCCGTGCGATTTATCCACCGCACAGCAAGATTATATCACGCGCATTGTCAAATGTCAACGGTTTTTTTCGTTTTCTGTCCCTTCCTTTTATATGCCGCCATCAAAACGCCTCCCGAGATTTCCAAATTTTATGATGTACAATCCGACTGAAAAGCGATGCCATATTTGACAATGTATAGAACGTGAACTTTTTTTACCACCAAATTTTGTAAAATCGCGTAGAATCGCTTAGAATTTTCAGCATGATAATTTATCCGTCCGAAATTGGAACGCGAGAATGACCCCTTAGAACGCGAAGAATTTGACAATGTAAAATCTGTCCAAGTTTTTTGCCACCAAAAAATGTAAAATCCTCCAGGATCGCTTCCGGAAAAATAAATGAATATTCCCCCATGCTGAAAACAAACGCCTTAGATCGAAAAATAGACGCATTAGCGAACGTGCTGCATTGGATGCCTCATAGAACGCCAGCATTTCCGTCTGACCGTCTTTGACTAAACAAAAATTGCCAATGCGGATCTGGCATCATCCCCGCATTGGCAATTGGTTATTTTTGCACTTCTATAGCCTCCAGCTTTCGCATAACTCCATCATACAGCCTTCGGTTCATCACTTGAACCGCTGACATAAGCTCGTCAATTACAGCCATGACCTGCTCAATGGACTTGCCCTGAATCGCGTGCAAGAAAGCGCTGTCCCCAAAATATCGAAAACTGGTGTCAGCGTTTGATCCAAGCGCCAATGAATACATGGCATCCGAACTCACAGGCGAGTGATGCCCTGGCTCTGCTCTTGTCCCCTCTGCCATGTGATCAAGTATGGTGTAAAACGCCGCCAACTTGATGGCCGTGCTCGAGCTGGGATTGCGCTGACCTTGACATTCAGCGATGGCTTCTTCTAGATCCTGCTTGCGTATCAAGGTCACCGCCTCCGCTACATCTGGTCTATCTGAGTGATAAGCTGCTGAATGCCCTGCCGGATTTGGTCGTTGGGTGCATCCTGCATCAGATCCTCAAGCTGGGATACCATGCCGTCAGTGTCGCCGCCCCTCGAATATCTGCCCATCGAGTCACGGCGCGCATTCCTGCCGCGTCCACGGGCATAGCTGCCGCCCTGCCCGCCTCTATACGAGCCACCGCCCATTGGGTAACTGCCGCGATAGGACCCGCCGCCCTGACCACCTTCATAAGCATATCCGCGCTGAGAATATCCATCATCTGCGGCTTCCATGATATTGCACATATGGTCAATGGCGCTTGCCATATATTTGATGGTCTCTACATCCTCTTTCGAGTATTTCCCATTCTGTGCATACTCTGCGAGTTCCCGCATGAGTTTTTCTTTCAGCTCATAAAGCTTTTCGTGCATTGTCTCCACCCCCTTTCGGTCAAGCAATCCGCGCAATGGTCAGGTTTGCATTCTGTACCTCAATCACGGGCGCAGGCGTTACTGTCGGATCCGCTGACGCCGGAACCGCGTCCACGCCGAGGCTGAAACAGCAGCACCGCGGCACCTTAATAATTGCGGTACTGGTCACGTTCCCAAACTCCCCGACTGCCGCAGGCGTAAAGATTGCCCTGCTTGTCAGTCTGGGCTCCCCATTGACTGTAAGCGCAATGGCAATAGGCGTGACCGTCCCGCCCTCCGGAATGGCAATATTCCCGTTGAAAGTCACCTGATAATGGGCGTACTGATTGCATCCGCAACCACGGTTAGCGTTAGCACCCCTGAGAATAAAATTCCCTGTATCATCCTCATGGTATACATTCCCACGGTTGCAGGGAATAGATGCACGAAACAGGACAGGACCGTTCAGCGTCACTTCCTGCACGTCATTGTACAAGAATTCACAGGCCATGCGCACACCACCTTAAGCGTTGCAGCCGCAACCGCAACCCTGATTATTGGGGCAACTGAAAATCGGGGTCATGCCGTACACGGGCATGCTCGGGACGGGACAACTGCGCATTTCCTGAATGAGCTGGTTCGCGGTCGTTGCCTGACCTGCGCGAATCGCCGCCGTCTGGACATCCTGAGATGCCTGACCACGCGCAAACATGAGCTCCTGACGAAGCTGGGCAATGGTCTCGTTCTTCGCGTCAATCTTATCCTGACAAAGCTGATCCAGAATCCGCTGGGTGCCTGCCGTCTGATTGGCAATAATATCCCTGATGCCATCACTCAGTGCTGCCCTGTCCGCGCAATTCTCGGTTGCGATGGTGTACTTCAGGTCATTGGTCGCAAGCCGATTGTCACAGCAGCACTGGGCAAGCTGCGCCTGCACCCCGTTAAAGCCCTGAGACATCGCAGTCTGTGCGGAGAACGCCTGCTGCATATTGGCGATCTGCCGGGCGTTCGCGCCCTGCTCCACACCTGCAAAACCGTTTGCAAGCGCCATCTGGACACCGCCGCAGCAATTGCAAAGCTGCGCTGACAGGTTGTTCACGCCCTGCTGGATCCCGTTGACGGTCGTGTTGAGCATCTGCTCTCTGAATCCGTCATTGATCTGGTTGCTCTGGTTCATCCAAGGATACAGACCGCCGCCATTGCCGGCATTGCAACCGTTTCCTGCGCCAAATCCGTTGTTGCCCCATCCGCCATTGCCAGCCAGGAGGATAAACAGCAAAATAATCCACCAGCCGTCGCCTCCAAAGTTGTTGCCGAATCCGCCGCCGTTGCCGCCATATCCGGTAGGACCAACAAGCATAGTCGCCGGGATGCCGCCGTTTTCGTCTGTCAGAGCCAAGGTAAACCCACCTTTCGGTTTTATATTATGCTGTCCGTCTATGCGCATCTTGACGGTTCGCACCAAACAAAAGCCCGCAAGCCCTACCCCCTCTTGCGGTTGCGCTGGCCGGGCGCTCCATCATCCTGCATGGGAACATCAACGGAGGTGTTAACCGTGCCACAGGACGCTCTCTCAGCCATTATTTAATCATACTTTGAAGATAATTTGCCATCTGAACGGCTCTATTGTATTGTTCCTGCGTGACTTTGCCGGAGTTGAGCAATTCCTGCACCTGCTGCCTCGGATCACCACGGAACGCGCTCTTGAATTGTGACACCTGCTGCAATACCTGCGCAAGGCCACCTGTAGGAATCTGGTTCATGCCACCAAACAGGCTATATAACGGATTACTCATTGTCGGTCACATCCTTTTTACTGCGTCCTGCTGTCCGCTTCGATAGACCGTCCAGATCGCCCCGTAAGGCCTCGACTTCCTTGTGTATGATATCTAATTCATCCTTGGTCGCAAACGCCGTAGAATCGAACGTAGGCGCAATAGGCGCGCTTGTCTGTGGCATCTCCCTAATTGTATAATCCAGCGTTTTGATTGACGGCATACCGGACGCATCCGCCGACTTAAGATAAATGGTCTGCCGCTCCGAATCCCACAGTTGAACGGTCGTGTTAGGCGCTACCAGATACGACTTAGCGCCCGCCTCGCCCTGCACCCAAATAATCCCGCCTGACATCATCTGAGGCGCCTGAGCGGCCTGCTGAGGCGCTGCCTGAGGCATTTGCTGCCCCTGCTGCCCATACGCATACTGTGAGTAATACGGCTGATAAGTCGCCGGGAAATAACTGTTGTAAGGCACCGCGCAAACCTCCCCTTACTTGTGCCAATAGTATTGCGGTATCTCTTTGCTACTGTCCCACGAGTCATACAAAAGGCCGTCCCTGACGGTTGCTACATGACCGCCGAATCCCAGCACATACACGCCCTCTGGATGGTCTTTGCAAAAGTCCTCCGCCGTGTAACAGTCCGGGCAATCGCTGTCAATCGCTGACCTATAGAACCCGTGCTGCCTGAGGACGCTGCCCCAAACGCCATTGCTTGATGGCATGTCAGCCATCTGATAGGCGTTTGAGACAATCAAAGCAAATGCCTTTTCCCAACCAACATCAAGCGCCTTGGCAATCGCCCTGACTGCGCAATCTCCCACCATGCGCCCCGCAGGATTTGGATTGTAATCAACCCACGGCATCAGAATCATCCCCGATGTGGAATACAACGTCTCCCGCGTGAGCCGCGTCCGCCAGCCCCTCGCCAATGATGTAAGCAATCACGCCCGCGCCCGCCATAATTAGCGCCGCAACCTGTGCCGCCGTTTCCTGTGTGCCGTGAAACGCCAGAATCAACATGGTCACAAACTCACATACGCAAGCCCAGAACTTGCGGCTTGTCAGCTTTGCCTTCCAATCAACGCCCATTTGGTGAACCTCCCCGAACTGTCGGCAAATTCATTGTCTGCGCCATTAAATGAGATACAACCCCATTTCCGCCTAGCGCGTGATAGGAGTTGTACATATCCTCTATTGTGTCTTTTCGCGCAGTCGAGCAATAGTCTTCCCGGATTGACTGCTCACAATCGAGGATAAGCTGTCTGCGAAGCAAGGACCTCATGCCGTCACGCAGCGCTTTTTGCTCCGCCCGTTCTTTGTTGATCTGCGCAGACAGATGCCTACTGTATGCCGCAATGCCCGCCACAATCAAACCGAACAGCCATTCCACCCAGTATTTGGCAATCCATTCAGGCATAGGTTACACCCCTTCCTGGACTTTGAGGTGCTTGCCCTCTGTCCGCCTTGATTTTAGCATCTGCGCTTGAACGTGTCAACCGACCGCCCCGGACGCCTCACCAATGGCTGCACCCAGCGCCTCATACATTGCCCGCGCTACATCAAGGTCAAGTGAGATTGTCACCTGCCCGCCCTGCGTTTCCGCCTGAATGCTCAGGAACTCGGTCATGACATAGCCCGTTTTTCCGTCATATTCGACTTTGCACCAGTCGCCGAGTTTCTCCAATACCTGCACCGCCGCACCGTCCGGAATCTTGCCGTAAGCAAACGCCGCAACGGATGGCTTCTGCCGGAAATTGACACCCCAGCCGTTGGCTGTGACTACCTTTGCATTGGTCAACGGAATCACCACCTTCACAGACCCCTCAGAATTGCCCGTAGACGCGTTTTCGCTTTTGCTTGACTGTTTATCCGTCTGAATGCCGTTGCCGTACTCTACGGCCTTTAGACGCGCAACAGCACCCCATTTCTCAATGGGTGTGCGCGTGAATCCTGCCGCCGTGCTTTGAGCGTTCAGAACATACTTGCCCGACTCATCCACCAAACCGATGTGGTAGTAATCGGTCAGATCACCAGTATAATCCGCTCCGCCCTCTCTATACTTTTCCGGCAGATCATACCCGGCATCCCCCGGCGCTTTTCGCTTGAACGCCGCCATGCCCGGCTCCGCATACGTCCGGTCACACATCCCCGTGACGTACTGCCGAGCTATGGCATTGCTCCCGTGCGCTATCTTTTGGCCGTACTGACCATACGCCCAAACGAAAGCGCCAGAGCAATCTACCATTCCGGCCTTGGCTGATCCCCAGACGTACTCCCAGTGTTCTTCATACATCCTCTGGAACAAATCAATCAGACCAAGATACGGTATCTTGCCCATGATGGCGCCTCCAATCCCGCTTGCTTATCCAAATTATAGCATCACGGTATTTTGCTGTCAAGAAAAAAGTGACTCGACCGAATACGCCGAGTCACAATGAGTTAAAGTGTTATTTAACTCATTCCCGAAATAGCACATTCGGCAAGAAAGTGTTGTTCCGCAGCTGTTCATTGTAGAACGATGTACAGATGCCCCATGAATAATCCCAGTACCCATATCCGTCCAAGGTGTCAGGATTATAGAACTCCGGCATATCATGCTTTCCTTCAAGCCTTGCAAAATGCGCCGTTGCTTTGTTCGCTCCGTCAATAATCTGCTGTGCAAGCGTATCATAACCATAATTGTGCAATCCGACCGCCATGCAGTACATCATCGGTTGCCATGCCGGGCCATTCCAGTTGACCCGAAAAATAGACTGTGTATCGTTGTGAAAAGCCGAATCACTCTTTGCCACACTATAACAGCCGTATTCAGCAATAAACTGCGATTCAATCAGGTTTGCCAGCGTTGCGGCCTGTTCTGCTGATGGAATCTTCGCCCACATGGCAAACGCTATATTCTCGCCATGCTTAACAGGTATTTTTGAATCATCACGCTTGTCGTGCGTGTAATAGCATCCATCTGTGCTATCCCATAGATGCTCATTGATAGCCGTCTGAATATCTGTGTATTTGCTTGCATACGTTGCCACCGCAGATGGTTCTTTGACTTTTGCAATCTGAGATAGTGCTTTGTATTCTGCCGCAACAAGCGCAGAAAACATGACGCTAACACAGTTATCAACCATATCGGACTTCTTAGCGTCAGTTTCCGGGTAATATATTGCCGCCGAATTATCAAGCCCAGTTTCGTAGCCGTTGTGCACCCAATACAAACCATCCGAGGTACGGCGAACAGTGTCCCACGCCAGCACATCCGCTTTCAAAAGGTCATAATCAAACCACGAATAATCTCCATCTGTTTCAGAAAGCATCAAAGCCATTTGTGCGTTCCACGGCTGTGTAGTTGCATCCGTCTGACCGTTCGCCATCACCTGTCGGGGGAAGAACCCATTTGAGTAATGCTTATTCTGATGAACAATAAAATCCTGTTTCATCATCTGCACAGCTTCGCCGCCGATGTGAACAGCACAGATTGCATTGAAGAAACTATCCCAAGTCCACGTCCCCGCATTCGGATATCCAAGACCGGGATTTGTGTGATATCCGTTTACATTCCGATATGTTTGAGTTCCTTCATCAAGCACAGGCTCAGTTGGCGGGAAGGTGGCCCGCGCAAGCGTTTTATACGCAAAATCATTCGCAAATCGCTCTTCATGGTCTTCTGCCTTATACTGTGCCGCTTTTGCAATCGGAGCATTCACGCCGATTTTTTCAAGTCCTGAATCTTTAAGATAATCAAGTTTTACATTCAGTGTACCATAGTTTCCTTTGCTGGTTGTGCACAAACCGAAGCAGATATAATCCGCCGCATATCCAAAGTGATATGTCCCGCCGAAGTTGTTTTCTGTAACGGTGTATTTATGCGTTATACCATTATAAACAATTGTGACTGCATAGAATGTACCCTTTCGCTGAATCCGTGCCGTTACCTCTCCCGGGGCAGTATAAGTAATTGTATCAGCCGTAACCACACTATTATTGTTGCGATAAATCAGGCGAATCTTTGCCCCATCAATAAACACGGCCAACTTAGGATTGGATGACGCTACCGGATCAGCAAGCCCTGTATCCTGCTCCAATGCGATTAAATGCAATGCCTTTGTGCCGCCAGCGACAACCAATCTGCCTGTCACTTGCACATCGTAAAAAAACATTGACTTGCCAGTTCTTGCAAAGCATTTGTTAATCACTTGAGGGTTTTCATTCAATGTTGAAATGGTGAAAGACCCGTCATCCTCTCTTATAATGGAGCTGTTTGCTTCCGCTTGCGTAACTAAAGCCGGAATCACACCAGCTCCTTCCAACTGAGGATAGATACTTGTTTTAACCCTTGCCGTATCATAGCCCCTTGCCATAAACGCCGCAACCATGCGCCCGATCCATTCATTGCCATTATTGTTCAGGTGCAATTTATAATCGGATGAAGTATCGCCATAAAAAGCAGATCGGTTCTGCTCGTTGAAACCAGAACAAGCAGACAGGTCAAGTAACGGCAATCCGTAAAGATTCGCAACGTTTCTTTTTATATCGGCATACTTTTCAGTCAGGCCATCCTGCAATCCGTTCACCCATCCCGGAAACGGATTGATAAGGAACAGCTTTGCTGTCGGCGCATTTTGCATAACATATTCGACCATGCCCTGCAATGCTCCGTAGACCGTTCTCGTGTTGAAAGTGCTCCCGATGGCCAGCAGTTCACCAATAGGCTGATTATTCTGGAAGTCATTTATCCCGCCAGCGATTATAATAGCGTCCGCATCGCTCAGATCGGTTTCAGCCATCACATTATATATCTGATATGTATTGTACCCTGATACGCCCTTGTTGATCACCGCACAATGCAGTAAATTACGAATCCATGTTAGATACCCTACACACAGCGTGCCAGCGTCTGCCATTGACGCAGGGAAGTTAATTTGATCATAGTAGGTTCTTGAATCACCAAAGGCATATACTGTCTTGCCTTCATAAAGGTCAGCAACCTTTGCTTTTGATACATTCCCCCATATATCAACATACTCGATTTCAAGCGTTCCTCCGGCTCTTGCTGTTCCTCTGAAATAAAAAGCATTCGTTGGTACAACCATTACCATCGGCTCGGAAACAGTGAACGTGCGTTTGATGGGCCGTTTATTTGCATCGTAGAACATGACATATCGTGAACCACTTATGTATCCATTGCTCATGCAGATTGTCATTCCCGGGACAACAGATACATAATCACAATATGCCGATTCGCTGTTTTCCGTTGGTTCGCCCGTATCCTTATGAATATATGCACCGTCAATCATTGTAACGGGCAAAGATGTGTTCAAAGCGCTCTTTAACTCAGCAACATCCTCCCGCGCCTGAGCATCTTCCAGCATATGCCTTGTGGTTGTGCTACCGTTCACAATATCAACATAGGTGTAGTTATCGCCAGTTACAACTGCCATCCAGATCAACCCCCAATCAGATTTGTCAGAATAAGCCCTGTGCCGGCATCCGTCACACCAAAGCTATGACTTTCAGCGGCCTGCGCCGCCGCCTCTGCCCTGTCAGCCGCCGCTGTTGCATCACCGACCGCAGTATCAGGCAATCCCTGCATTAACGCCCATAAAAGGGCAAAGAGTGTCGTATCCATCTCAACCCCTCCGATCAGCCGCCAGCAGGATCGACCACGATGGTCTCCTCGGTGATTTCATCCATGATAACAAGTGGGCCGTCTCCGGCTACCCTGTTCCACGTATCCGCCGAGATTTTAATCCACATATTCTGCATGTTAAACGTTGCCGCCAAAGACCCGACCTGGAAATTCCCTCCAACGTGACTGAGTTGAAGCGGAGTACCCACAAATACTAGCCTGGACGGGATACCACTTACAAGCTCCCCGTCCACGACCGCATCATGTACACCAAGCTGGACTACAGATACCGCCATGATTTACACCGCCTTTCTTTAAGTCGTAATCGTTACAATCAGATGATCCCCGCCATCTGTGACCGGAGCCACCCCCGCAATGGCGGATGCAATCTCCGCCAATGCAGTATCAAGCCTTTTACCCGTGCTGTCTACCTGTACCGCAGGCGCATTGACCAGCGGGAATGTCCCGTTGTTTTTCTGCTTCAATCCTGCGATTAGCTCAACAGTGCCATTATACGCCGCCATGTTATCACCTCCGATCAGTTAACGGTGACCGTAGTCGAACCAAGCCCTGCGTTTGTAGATGCATAGAGTCTATACGTTTCCTGATACCCAGACTGGTTTACAATCTGAACGGTTCCCTTGTCCTCGAAGCCGCCATCAAAGCCGCCAACCTTAAACGTACAAGTACCAAGCCGTGACGGGAGCGCATACCAGATATATTTCCCGGACGTTGCATTGACCGTAAATGTTCTGGCCTTTGTCTCCGAGATCACGCTCTGTAGAACGGTTGTGATAAAATCACCGCCGTCAACCGCCGCACCTGCTGATACTCCGTAATAAATCCGGTTGAAGAACATCAATGCGCGTAATTCCGTTGCCGTTGTCGGGCTGTGCGCCAGACTGCCAATGTCAGATGCCACAACGGAAAATGATTTTGTGGATGTCCAAGACCCTGTGACCTCCCGCGCACCGGAGACAATAGGCGTAATGGTTGTGCCGTCTACCTTAAGCGTGTTCGGCAGTTTGTTGAGCGTAAATGTCACGTCAACACTGGTGACCGTACTACCCTTTTCGGCAACTTCCGGGCTAATGCTCATGCTCTGGATTGCCATCGGTTCAAAAACAGCATCCGCAAGGATAAGCCGCAATTCGTCACCCACGTAAACCCGCACAACATGGTTGGCATTCCATGCGCCCGCTGTGTGCGCCGCAGTGAACCGATAAAACAGGCCGTCTTTAATGCAATATGCGCCCTTTGCGTAATTTGTGGATGGGCTAAACTCCAACGCTACAACTTCCGTTAGAAATTCAGCCGCATCGTTCGCCGCCTGCGCCGCCTGCTGCGCGGCCGCTGTCTGCGCTACCACGGCCTCCACATCAGGCACCACATGACCCGGATCAATCCACTCACCTGTGCTGGACTGGCTGACCGTTGCCCCCACATACAAGAGTGTGGTCGTATACGCGCCGTCCGTACTTTTGAGCGTAATAATCACTCTGCCGGGAATCGCATACGCCGCCGCAGGCAACAGGATGTACGCCAGATTGCCGTCTCTTGCGCCTCCAACTACAACCGTTGTCCCGTCCGCCCTCTGAACGGTACCCGTCACAGTGCCGCGCAGATTGACAGCATCGCCGTCTTTATAAACCTCTGCCTGTATTCTGTGCGCGTTTGAATTTGAGGTCGTGAGAACCGTCTGCAGTTGCTCTGTCTTGATGGATTTGCTTAAATCGACCCGATAACTATGAGTAAACGAAGCCACTTTTACACCCCCAGTTTGGTTTTAAGACCCGGACTAAGCGACCGCGCGGTAATCGCCCTGTTGCCGATCTCATACCCCGCGATTGACTCAGACCGATAATTCCAGATATCGCCAAGCGTAATATGGGTGTATCGCTGGGCGATAGCATCCCATTCATAGGCGCTGACCTGTGCCGAGGTGTCAATCCCCAACCGAGGATGAGCCACCCTGATTGTATCATAGAGGTTCAGCGTTTGCAAGCCTTTGTACTGCTTGTATTCCTCTGTGTCTCCGAGCATCAGGAAGTCAACGTCCAACGTCACCCGCGCATTGTCCACATACTGGTCGTAGAACTGCGCCTGCGCCGCCTCCCGCATCCGTTCAAAGCAATCCTCTTCGGTCAGCGTGATTTTCTTGCCGTCTGTGGTTTCGATCTCTTGCCCAACCTTCACATCTACGTCCAGCACTTCCATTCGGACGTAGGCGTAATTTTCGACCAGAGCGCTATCCACATACCCCTCAGGGAGCATAAGCGCTTCCCCTTCCGCTGTCTGCCCGACCGGGTAAATCCGGGTGATTATATCCTCTGTGTCAATCTCAAACGTGACACCAAGAAGGTTGACCCCGTAAACGATCTGGAATCCCGTGTCCGGCCTGTCATTTTTGAGGATAAACAGGTCTTGATTGTCCCTGATTAACTTTGCCTGTAATAGAGATACAAGCCCGTTGTCCGGGTCTAACAGCGCGTTGGTTGCGCTTGCCCAACTCCAGTCCGCCGTGACCGTGACATCTTTGATATCAGTCACGATCAGGCGGTCATCATCGCCAAGCATTGTCCCTTGCAAGATCGCAATGGCGTTTGTAGGACTGGCATCCGTTGGCCTGCACTCATTCAGCCGCATCCCGTCCAAATCATAAGAGATATGCTTTGCCGCGATTGAAATATAATTCAGACTGCTGTCAATACGGGTCGAGTAAATGCGGAAATACTGATCTTTGATGGTGCGAGGCGCAACGTCAAAATCCTCTGGATCTGTGGACGGCTCTGGTTCTGGCTTGACCGCCTTTTGATAAAGTTCGCCATATGGCCTGTAGAAATACCCCTCTATGTTATTTGGGGAAAGGCCATAATTCCACAAATCACTATACTTGTATATGATTGTGTACTGCTCACCGGAGGCAAGGTCACGATCCACCTTGACCCCGTTCACATTCGGTGTAGCAAAGACACCGTTGCCATATCCCTGTTTGACTTGCCAAATATCGCCAGCTTCGTCATCCTCTTCGGCTTTGCCTCCGATGTATACGCATTTGGCGATTTCTATATACCCTTCATGACCGCCAGCCGTCCTAATCCGCATATATTGCGCATTAAAGTCTGACAACTTTGTAAAATACGTGCCACCAGGTAAATCCATCAGCTTTGTGCCGCTGACGTATACGGTTGTTGACCCGGTATCTGGATCATAACCACCCGTTGCTTGACTGATTGCCTTGACGTACACCCACGGATACCTTGGCGGATGTACCCCCTCATTATCCTCTGAGCAGTAGTAAATCGCGCCGTTATAGGAAACATAATCACCCGCATCATACTCCCGACCAGCATTCCATGCAAAGGCTGATGGATTGTTTTCGATAGTGTTACTTTGTGACTTCTTTTGATATGAATACGGGAGCGATTTCCACAGTGGAACGGTTGTTTCCTCTGTCTTTACTCGCCAATAGCTAATGGCCTCAAGATTTATGCCATTGGTATGTTGAACAGGAACCGGAGCCTTTATACACCGCTCTTCGGTCAACATCTGCCAGATGCCGTCATCCAAACACGGGTATGTCATGGTCAGGTCATATGCGCCGCCTGCCTGCTCCGAAATGCTACACGTCAGAGGCTTAAGGACTGCCAGTAATTCCAGATCCCGTGCGCCGTGCAACGTAATCATCAGACCCACCTCCACCGAGGCCGAATTGTCACGCCGTCCGACCATCCGAACGCGCCGACCCGGTTCTCACCTTGCACCAACTCAGGGAACCCATCCGAGAATACCTCCAGCGCCGCCGTAGACATCCCGGATGCATCCCGTGCTATACCTGCCTCGCAATCAATCCAAAGACCGCCAGACGTGAAAGTATACGTTTCCCCGTTGATATTAAGCCGCCCTGTTTCCCCGCTGACCGCAGACAACATCAGGATCGGGTGTGACGCCACATCCCCGAGGTTAATCAGGCTGATGGTTTCTTCATTGACCGTCACGTCAGCCTCATGAGGAAACTGGCGTTTTAACGGCTGACAGTAAAACGCCACCTGTGCTTGGTAGAGCGAATTTGTCACCCGCGCAAACTCCACTTGTGAGGCAACATCCGCCACGTACTCCCGGTTTGGCTCGTTGGCAAAAACAGCCGTGCCATGGCCTCGCAACCATTCCGTAATCGGAGCCGGGTCTCTGTCCCGCCGCAAGAAAACCGTCAGCGTCTTTTGATAGCCATCGTAAACGTCCGCACCTTCTTTGATTGAGACATCACCAGCCCGTCCTGGAATCGCCGTATATGTCACCCGTTCCGCAGGCTTGACCACGGGAGGGAGGTGGTGAACCTCAACCCCCATAGTCCTGCTGTCTATGCCCTTCCAAGTGAACCATTGGCGCATAGCCACCACCTCCCATTAAGTCCGCCCGTAACCGCGCCGAATCTTGCGGTTTGCACCGCCGATGTAAGAATTGACCCGACTGCCGCCGTAATCCACGACAGCCCGGCCAAATTCCTGCTCTCCCACGTACAGGCGGAGGTTATCAAAATCGTTGCGCAATCCCTGTATTGCGTCCACAATCGCAGACGCGCCGCCGTACTCTTGGCCTCTGCCGCCCTGATCCCGCCACCGCTGCGCCTCTTGCGCGTTCAGAATCGCCTCTCCGCGATGCAGCAGCGTTAAATAGTCATTGTTTGGTACGTAATCAAGGCCTTTGGCGTTAAACCCTTTGATATTAAACTGACCGACCGTATTAAAGCCGCCACTATATCCGGCAATGCGGTCACCCGGAATTAAATTGACCTTGACATTGACCGTTCGGGGCAACTTGTAAAGCGCATCAGATAGGCTATTGGCCTTGTCAATCGCTGTTTGTTCCTGATTGCCAACGCCTACAAGCGATTGCACAAGCTGATTCTGAATTGTGGTAGCCAATGCCTCGATCTCATTTGGCGTAAATTCGCCCGTGTCCTGAATAACCTTCAAGGCATCCAGCGTCTCTTTCGAGAACACGCCTTGACCTTCCGGCGTGTTGGCAAGATCGATCATGCTCTGGGTGAACTCTTCAAAATCCTTTTTTGTGCCATGATCCAGCAATGCGTCAATCTGAGACACAATATCGATCAGACCTTGGTACTGCTTGACTCCGTTTTGATTGTTCGCAATCACGAAGTCATAGCCCGCCCTGTCCGCCCTGATATTTGTCAGCCCGGCATAGTTAAATTCCCGTTTTTCTCCGATGCCCAAGAAATCGAGCAACGGTTTGAACGTCTCATTGAACCATTTTGTCATATGCGCGTTGAGTTCCTCAAACGATGAAAACCCGAGCATGCCAAGCGTAAAATCCGCCACCAAATTAAGATACGGGACAACGCGGTCTTGCCACCACCGGTTAATCTTGTCTACGCTCTTTGTACCGTCTGCATCCTCAATCTCAGGAACGCCCATAAGCCAATCAAGCGCACCCTCTGCGAAAGACCTGACCTGCCCCCACCATTCAGCTACTTTATCGCCCACAATCTTACCGGACGTATTCGGATCAGGTGCATTAAATACGCTCAGCACCCATTTTGCCGCGCCCTCTATCTTTTTCTGGATCCCGTTCTCGCCGCTCCACCAAGTTGTGACAGCGCTCTGCAAATCCTCCCACTTCGGGAACTCTGGCGAACCTATCTTTGGAATGTTCGTGCCGAAATAATCATTGATGCCAGAAATGATATCATTTAGCGTGTTTTCCGCCGTTGTCCGCATTTCATCCCACGATGGAATCTTGATCTTGTCTATATGCGGAATGTTCGTGCCAAACACGCCATTAATTAAGTCAATTACACCATTTGCGCCCGTTGTGACGAAGTTACCAATCGTTTGCGGTAGGTTCTTCACCTGCTGACCAATCCATGTGGTGACATTCGGCCAAACACGCGCAAACATCCGTTTGGCACCGTTCCAGAATCGCGGCGCCAATTCCTGCGCAACCTTCCAAATCGAACCAAGCGCACCCTCCGCCGAATCGATAACAGCATCCGCGTCACCTGCGCCGGACAAGAAATTCTCCCATGCCGCATTGAGCGTTGTCATGGAGCCTGCGAGTGTATCGTTTTCCTTTGCGTAATTGCCCGCATACTGAGCTGTCTTTTCCATGAAGTACTCGAACGCAAGGCCTATCTTTTCCGCCGTTGTCATCTGCTGCGTAGTCTTGCCGATGCCCTTTTGCAGCGCATACGCATTGAGTGCGGTATCGTTCATGGCAACGCCCAGGTTGTCCATCATTGTAAAGTTGCCCTTTGCTGCACCTTCTACCGCCCGCATGGCATCGGCAACGTCAATACCCATAATGGACGCAACGTCCGCCGCCCGCTGCATAACTTTTATGGTTGTCTCTGCTGATTCCTCTTGTGAATACCCCATGCCCTGCAAGAGCGAACCCATCTTGTTAGCTTCCGCCAGATAATCGCTCTGAGACAATCCAAGCTCTTTGTAGGCCTTTTCACCTTCGCGCCTGATGAAATAATAATAATCACCGAAAACCGCCTGAGCGCCGCCAAGATTCTGCTCTAGTTCCTTCTGGATATTGATTGCTTGCTTTGTCATTCCTTTTACAAAATTGAAAGCACCTTGAACTCCACGAGAAAGCAAATCTCCCGTTGCATGGGCTATCGCCTGTGACCAAACTGTCATCTTGTTAGCAAGCGACCGGCCTGTGTTTTCCGCTTCCTTTGCTTTGCGCTCATAATCGGTCGAATCCAAATCCAGGCTTGCCGAAAGCGTGAACAGATTCATCCTTTAACCCCCCTCCCCTAAGTGATTGAGCAAATCGCGCTTGATCTGCTCCGCCGTCCGATTGTCTTTTTTGACCAAATCTGGGTACATCATCTCGACCCATGACGGCAGCCCGCTTTCATTCCCGCTCAGAACGCCCAAAAGGCTTGCCGTCCTATTTAACCCTACTGCAATATAATCTTGGAACAAGACGCGCCGAGATGCCGCCTCAAACGCCACAGACAACGCCTTGCACCCGTGCCAACCGTAATCAAGCAAACAAAGGATCAGTCTGTCCCTGCCTCTTTCGTCTGCTTTCTCAACGAGGTAAAAAAATCGAGCAAGTCCTTGTCTGCGCTGTCCACTACATCGCGCACAGTGTCGAGAAATTTCTGCTGCGCTATCTGCTCCGCCGTTTTCCCACTCAATGCCCCGATAATGGCGAACGTGTCTTTGCGGTGTGTTTTGAGCAAATACGGCAAAATCCTCATGACTGCCGCCGTCAATCCTTCAATCGGATTCTCCGAATCAAGCCCGTGCAGGCCGTCAATCAATGTCACCACTTCCCGATCTGCAAGCATGGCACAAACAGGACCCATGATCTGCATCAGGACGTCCGCGCCCTGTTCGGAATTCATCTGGCTGATTCTCATTCTTCATACCTCCAATAATCAAAATAGGGGAGGATAGCTGATCCCCTGCTACCCTCCCCGCACTACAGCGCTTTAATTAGGATTGTCAATGAACTTGATGGTAAATGGCGCATTGTCGTAATCGTCCACTTCATCCTGGTGTGCGTGGAACTCAAACGGGATTGTGCCCTCGCCCTTGTCGGTAAACGTCATATTGAGGCCACTGGTATTGAGCGCATTCTTGAGATCGATTAGAACATATCGACCATCTGCCAAATCACCCACCCAAACCAGAGAATCAATATAGTCGTCTTCTACAACCTGAGTGTGAACCGTGACTGTTGTAATCTTGCCGGTCGTGCTGCTGTCACCAGTTGCCACAAGATGCTTGAAATTCTCCGGAGTGACCTCAAGCAGCGTTCCTGACAGATATGCGTCCACCGAGTCCACAAACTCACCATTGACGAACCTGTAGCGCTGCCCATCAAACTCAGGCGTCCGCATCTCGCTGGTCACCACGAACGAACCGCCGCCGCGAGTGATGCCGAGAATGTTTGTGCCTGCGACTACTGCCGCTTTGATGGCCGTGCGTAGATCCTCTGAGTTCGCCGCCGTGCTGTAGTTGAAGTTGATCAGGAAAATACCTGCATTAAGCTGAAAGTTCTGCAACCCCGCTTTACGAACCGGAGTTGTAAGACCAATCGCCGGCATATCCTTTCCCCCTTTCCCTTAAACATGGTAACAATTGATCTGGAGATTGATATAGGCGTATCGGTTTGCTGGGTCTTCATCCACCATCAACTGGACATACGGCGATCCCGGCCGGATTGTGACTTGCGTCTCCCCTGCATCGAGAATCACGCCTTGCCCGATTGCTTCCTTGATGGCGTCCACCGTTGCCAGCAATGCCGTGTTGCTTGTGTCCCTATACCACACTTGCACATAATGGGTGGAACTCTCTGTTGCTTCCGTCTCTACCAGACTATACGTGATGTAAGGCAACTGCGCCGAATCAGGCACAGTGCCCACCGTATACGCAGGCAATCCGAACCCGCTATAGAATTCCCACAGCGCCGCCGCCGTGCCTGTTGACCTTTCCACACTCATACAAGCTCCCACCTCTCTGCGGTAACCTGTCCGATCTGGAAAGTGGCAACGTCTGGCGTCTCGCTGTCCACTATGTTAGACGTGACCCGAAAAACCGCGCCGTCTGCTATCCGTCTGAATACGTCATGATATTGGAGAGTAAGCCCACGCGCAACCGTAATGGTATAAACCTCTGTCACGCCCTGCTTTTCCGCAACCCTTGCGGCAAGCGTGTTATCCTTGACAATCGCCGCGCTAAACGTTGCGCCCTCTGTCCACTCATGCGTGAAGCCGCCCAGGCCGTCCGAGACCGTCCGTCTGTCCAACATCACGCAATCCTCCATCATGACATCAATCAGCGACACAGACAACCCCTCCAGACTTAAGCAATCTTGCGATAGGCGTTCAACGACTTTCCGAAAACTGCCCGCCAGTCATCCGCCGCGTTTCCGTGTGCATCCGTCCCGCTTTTCTTGGTGTACGAATACCCGCCGAAAGACTCAGATGTGTAAGGACCCGTTGCGCCAACCGTGCCATACTTCGCAACCCATTCAGCAATCTGCCTGGCAACCTCTAGAACGCCCCTCGGGACTCCCATCAAATCAACTGCACCCGTGAATGTTTCCGCGCTTAGAACCACGATAGAATCATCGTCATCATTCTTGATCCCGTCCGCATGATAGGTGTATATTCCATCATTCAGCGCAGACCCTCGGATGCGGAACCGTTGACCTTCCAAAAGCCCGGCGACCTCGATACTGCCATCGGCAACGGAGAAAACCCCCGTTGCCGTTGACAGCTCGAAATAGTTGTGGATAAAATCGCAAACCTGCGTCAGCAATCAACCCACCACCTTTAAGCCTCAGCATTGTGGATTGTGGTGGCGTTCGTGTAGATGTAATTGTCGGCACTCGCCGAAATCAAGCATCTGTACTTCCTGCCATCATATGCCGCAGTCGGGCTAACATTCAGCGTGTCCGTGTCATTGCCAGAAATGCTGGTGTTTGACCAAGACTGCTGATCCGGAGAATTCTTGGCCTGCCACTTGTACGTCAACCCGTCACCCTCTGCCGCAACATGGAGAGGCAGAGCCGTTCCCGGAGTGAAGTCAAGATCGGCATCAGGCCACGCCGTAAGTTTGATGGAATCGTCTAGCTGAATATCGTTTACCTTGAGGCTGAATCGCCGTTCCGAAACAACCTCGCCGTTCAGCAAGCACTTTGCCGTCACGGTCAGATTCGTCCCGTAGACAAGATCATCGTACGGGAGGAGAACATAAGGCGAATCCTCTTTCACCTCGATCAGATACAGATCTTCCTGTAGTTTGTTGCCGACCACTACCGTTTTGTATGGTGCCGGAGGCAAATTCTCAAACTTTACAGCAAGGAAATGCCCCCTGATCTGCATCGGCCTTGGTTTGCCGTAGAACTGAATCGGATACCAAAGGTATCTCAGTTTGCCAGCCAACCGATCCTCTGTCAAGGTCAAGTCTGCCTGCACAATATTGACCGTCTGGTCTTCCGCATCTTCGGCTACACCGTCCGCAGGCTTAACGGTGAGCCTCATCAAGGGCTTACCGTGATATTGGCGATGCCATCCAGATACTCCGCCCACAGAGCCATGCCCATCAGAGCGAAGGACTCACCGACTGCCGTACCATAATTGCCCTGAGCGTGGAATCCAATCAGATTGGTCTCGCCCTGCACCGCGTAATTAAGGCCAAGCCGAGCAAACTCGCTGTCGCCAGGGTCGATGTAATACAGGTCGATATTTTCCACAGGCGTAGCAAGCACTTTGTTCCGCGCAATGCCCGCACCCGCGCCCGCCGCCGTGATTGACGCAGGGAGCAGGAACAGGGTGTCATAGCCAAGGAAATTCTTGATGTAGGTCAGGCCAAACTGGGTCTGTACGGTCACATTGGCAGTGCCAAGGTAATCATACGCATCCAGAATGTTAGCAAAGCCCACAATCTTTGTGACATCCTTTTGCATGGTAGCCCACTTGTTCAGCACCTCGCCCTGTGCCTTTGCAAGAGCCGCCTGCCAAGTCGTGGCCGTGCCGGTCAGGGTGCCTGTGTTGAGGAAGGTATAAAACCGACCAAGGACCACGTTCTGCAGCTTCGTCAGGAACGCATCGTCCGACTTCTCGACTGCAATCTCAGCGCCGTAAGTGTTCACATCCTCAATCGGTACAGCCTTGGCGTACTTCTCGATGGTAAGGTCGCCCTTCGCGGCCTGCACAATGGTAGCTTTGCTGTACGGAATCACCCTGCCAGGGCCAACGTTGCCGGACTCAAGCGCAACGTCCGCCGTGTAGGAAATAAGCTGTGTGCCGGGCGTCTTGCGAATAGGCCGCATAATGCCCATGATATTGCGCAGCGCTTCCCAGTTGTCACCGAACCGAGTGACAAAATCGATCTCCCTCGCCGTGACGTTAGTATAAACGTTCGGCAGAGAATCACGAGGATTGGTAAGAGTTTCAACGTTACTAGCAGGCATTTTTCAGCCCTCCTTTATCTAAGCAATTCAGGATGGTCAACCAGCGCCTTTTGCCGTTCCGCCGTGCTTAACTTATACCGTCCAAATTCATCCTTGGCATAAATGTCAGCCCGCGTCATGCCTGCGCCGGTCTTTGTCGGAGGCGTGTCAACCTTTGCAGGTGCCGTGCCTGTAGTCTGAATGAACGCACCCCAATCGGTTTTGATTGAGTTGAGCAAATCTTCGGAACCCTTCAGCTTGCCTGCGTCATCCACCTGCATCTGAGACATGTCCGTGATCTTAAGAATAGCGTCAATCCGTTTGCCGTCAACATTGGCTTCCTTCAAAAGTTCCGCATATGCCGCCTTGACCTTCTCCGCCTTCTCTCGGTTCGCCGTCTCCGTCTTGAAGTCATCAAACGTCTTTTTGAGGCTGTCATATTTGGACTTCCAATCATCGCCGCCCTTTGCCTTGAGTTCGTCCAATTCCTTCTGGACGTCCACAAGCTTTTCGGCATCCGCCTTGTACGCTTTCAACCCGTCAACCGTCTCAGTGTGGGCCTCAATGATCTGGTCGATCTTGTCATCATCGATACCCATAGCCTTAAGCATCTTTCGAGTGACCGCCATTATAGCACCTTCCTTTTCTTTGGTGGCGTTTCTTTGCCCGTGCTGCTGCTGAGTTCTTCCAGCTAATCGGATTATAGCGCCTGCGCGTGGAATTTGTCAAGATGTGGATGTACCATGAATGTATAATATATAGATATAAGTTACTACCTGTTACATATATGGTACAACGAAAACCCGCATAGATACAATGGTACACGTGATACACCATGTTTTTGACTTATAAGAGAATGATATATATAACGTTTTCCCTATAGGGATATGTTTTTTCGAAAAATACCTGTAATTTTGTACCCTAGGCGACCGCGGATGTACGGAATGTCCATGGCATATGACCGTTTTGTGCATATTCGGCTTGAAAATCATTTGTCAATGTACAATCTGTCCACTTTTTTTACCACCAAAATTTGTCAAATCTTCGGAAATTCTTCAAATGAATATTTACCCATCCGAATCTGGACGCGCTTAGAACGCAAAGTAGGCCCCTTAGCTGACGTGCCTCCAAAAATGACCCCGTAGAAAACGCGGAGAGGGCTTTTCCCCCTGTCCGCGTTCCCCCGTCATGCGTTTTTAAGGCAAGTCTCTACAACCTGCCTGTATTCGTCTCGGTGTTCTTCTATCGCTGGCCTCATGTACGGATGCGGATCCATCTTAACGGTGCCCATCTCAATATACGTGGCATAATGGACGTTCGTGCCAATAACCACAGTATACTTGCTGCCGGATGCCTTTGGTATGTCTCCCGTGTACTGCCCACGCTGTGCGCCTGCATCATCCGTATATGCGCCAGTGCTTGGCGCCTCCCCTGCCAGCCCATGAGTGATTGAGTTCCTGAGCAACCCCGTATCATGAAGGCACCGCCTCTTGGCAAATCCCTCCGCCGTGCCGCCTATGATCTCCGCCGCCTTGCGCATTGCCCGATCAGTGGCGCTCATGACCTGATCCAGGTTACTTGTAAACTTCGCCGCCATCGTCAGTCACCCCCTTTGGTTATGCTTTCGTTTCCCTTTCTCCCACTCTCTGTAAGTCAAATCCCCGTCAACGTAGTACGGCTCTTTCTTGCCCGTCTGTGGATTGATCCTGTACGCCACCCGCTCCCCTGGCGAAAAATCGAAGCCCCGATAATGAGGAATGAGCGTACACCTGCAATTATACACCAACGACGGCTCTGCTGTCGGGTCTCCGGGGTATTCAATCTCTTTCGTGCCAACCTTGAATTTTTGGTCAAGCGGTTGTATTTGCCCATCAAGTTCCCTGTGCGTGTCCCGTGTCCGCCAATCCAAGGACGCCACCCATTGACGGTCAATCTCAAGCCCCAAGTCCTTTGCTTCTCGGTATGCCTGCATCCGTCCCGAGTTCTGCGCCCCTGTCATGGCCGTGCGAGCGTACAAGACTGCTGACTTTTCTGCCGCCGTGCTTGTATCCCGCGCAATGCGCTTGGCAATCTCCGGGATGCCCTCTCCCTGTATGATCCCCTGCGCAATGGCGTTGGCTATCTTGTGCTGCTGCCAGCCCATGGCCTTTTCTGTGTCCACCTTGCGCCGAGGCAACAACTCTGGCTTATCCTTTATCAATCTTGAGACCGTGTCCATGTCATAGATGCTGAAATTGACCGCCGCGCCCGTGTCCCGTTCTATTTCATACATGGCATAGTTTGTATTCTCCACAAACACTGGAGCCATCTTGCCGTTGGTCAACTCCGCCGCCTTTTTGTCGGCCTCTGTAAGAACCTTGGCTATGCTTGCCTGCTTATCTTTCCATTGTTTGCCGATGAAGATTTGGCGCGTGAGCCATGTTTTCATATCCTCTTCGGTGATCTCCCCCGCCTTAAGCTGCGCCAGCTTCCGTTTCTGAATCCGCTGGTGTCTCAAAACAAATGCCCGCAACTTGTCACCAATGTCAAGATATGCCTCTTTGTAAGTATCAAAGATTTCCTCTTCCAACTTTTTGAGTTCCGCGTCTGTCCATTTTTCCGCGTAAGTCGCCACGCAATCACCGCCCTTTTGCCAGACCCGCGTTTCCTGCCCAGTTTTTGCCCCTCTGAGCGCTTCCAGCCGTTTGAATGAATATTTATCCATCCGAACGCAGGGACGCCCAGAAGGGCCAAAAACTCGCCTTTATGAACGCGGTTCGTTTTCCGCGTTCTGAGACTCTCTCTCCATCTGCCCGACCTCGGTCTGGAACCTTGACCCGGCTTCGACCTCACGCCGTGCCAATATTCCGTTGACCTGATCCACATCAATATTTGGCAGCAACCGGAGGATTGTCTCTTCATCCAGCCATTGCGACTCAAGCGCTACCATGTCTACCTGTTCTTTTTGATTGGAAATGCGGTTGCGCTTGAATACCGGAGTGTCCTCAATCCCGATGAGCGTCAATACCTGCTGCACAAACTTAATAATCTGGTACTCGAAGTCATCAGCTTCTTCATCCATCGGCTGATATGCAGCGTCAATGTGGTCATTGGTTGCACCTGCCGCAATCGTATGGACGTCCAAACCGCCGAAGTCCTCATAAATGCCCGCCCTGATTGCGTCAAGATAGGTTGACCGCGCCTGGAACGGGATTTCCTGCGTGTACGGCTTTATGCCGCTGTTGTCTGTGTCCACAATCGCCAAATGCTGGATCTTCATCCGATCTCGGAATTTGGCAATGTCACCTTCCGTCATGCCGCTGCAATTTTCGAGAATCCAATAGATCTGCGCACAATCCGTAAGGTCGTTGGCGAATCCTGACCGAATCAAGTCATAGCTGTCAATCGCCCGCTGCATACCGATCAGCGTTGACTGATGCAACCGACTACCCCATAACGGGACAATCGGCAATGCGCTGTAATTCTCCGCCCCGACTACCGCATAGCCGTCCGCCTCGCTGTAGGTGTATATCTGCTTGTATCCGCGCTTTGACTCGATCTCTTGAAGCTGCTTTGTGCCGCTTTTCCGGTCCCCTCTGTAAACGGTGTACCCGTCCACTTCATACAGAACCGCCGTCACAGGCTTGTCATCATCAAGCTGCCAGAACCTGATTCCTGCCATCAATGCCCCGCTGGTTTCATCCCATAACGGCACAAACTCCGTCAACGGGAAAATGAACAGCCTGTCAAGATTCCAAAAGCCAAAGCTGACACCGTGAATCAATGCCTTATATGCGCCATCTTTGAGCATGGTATCAAAATCAAGGCCCAGTCGCTCTTTGGTTGTATCGATGGTGATTTCCTGTCCGTCATCCCCGCGCCGCTTTTCTTTGTGCTGGCTGAATGAAACGCCATTGCCCAAACTGTACATACAGCGCTGCGTGTTCAATCGATGAAAGAAATTGCAGGCAATCTTGTTGTTGGCTGCTGTAAAATCCTGCGCCACGCTGCCAGTTGACGTGAAGATGGTCTTGACGTAATTGTAAATAGTCTCATTCTGCTGCTTGTCATACTTGTCAGCCGTGACCGCCGTCTTATAATCAGGAGATGAAACGTGCTGGTTAATCGCCTTGATAATGAAGTCGATCCGGTTGTCCGCTTCGAGAAAATCCTGATATGTAAGCATCAGTCATCCCCTGCCTTTCCTGTTATCATCCAGCCTTCAGGCAAACCCGCCGCCCATGTCCTAAATTTCTCCCACTCGGTCAGCCTGTGCCCTTTCCGCTGCTTGTATATCTGCCGCAGCGCTGCATAACTGAGCATGACCGTCCGCCGCTGCAAAAACCCGGAGGGCAGGTTCTCAATGATCCGCCGCCAATAGGTCTGCTTGACTTCCGGCGTTTCGGCAACAAGGTAAAACCCGCGCAACACTTCCAACCATCGAATTGTTGCGCCGTCCACCTGCCCGGAGAACATCTCAGCCGTGAACGGATGCCGCGTTATTGTGTGCATCGTGCTACAACTCAATTTCTCCACGCCTGCCCTGTAGGTATCAAACTCTTTCCACCAGAACAACGGTGCGTTGATCTCCGCCCAAACAATGCACATTCTGAGGTGCTTGCAGTGCTCTGTCCCCCGTTCCGCCAACGTCTCGGATAAATCCTGATCCTTTGCGCCGATCCTGCCTTGATGGGTGTCACTCAGCGCCCAGCTGTCGTACGGATTGCGCATTGCGTGGATTGCAGGACCTATCCCGGCCACTTCCAATGTTCGGATTTCCATGCTTGCCCCTTCCTTAGCCCCATACCGGGCTATATCTGATCTCATGCCGCACTACTCGCATCGTCTCCACAAAATACCTGAGCGCATCGCAGGCATGGTCATTAACCTTAATCGGTACATCCTTATCAAGGACCTTTGAGTCCCAGCAATACCCCTGCAACTCGGACACAAGCGACTTGCAGTTCCGGCATATCTTGATTGCACCTTGCCGCATTGCGCTGGCCGTGTCTCTGATCCCATCATCAACCGAATTGGCCGCTTTGCGAACCCGGAACCCCGCCTCCCTCCGCCGTAACTCTGCAATGAATGAGGCTGCTGACGGGTCCACTATGGTTATGATCTCTTTTTGCCGCTGCTGCACGTCCCGCACAAACTCAATCAGGTCATCCGCATACTCGGAATCAGTTTTCTGCTGCCCTTTATCCCTGCCGCTATAATAATATTCCCGCAATACATACCAAGTTCCCTCGAGATTGCCCCATAGCAACGCCGCAAAGGCGTTTTGTGTTCCATAATCGATTGACAATACATACCGATCTGGAACGCCTGTAGGAACGTCACAGAACGATTCTTCACACATCGGGTAAATCAATCCCTCTGCAAGCGCCCATTCCCCCAGGATATACCGCCGATAATATACCGTTCCTGCATACTCCCGGCAAAGGTTGTCCACCACAGACCTGTCAAGAAATGGATTGTCAAATATTGTATAAGTCTGCTTGTAAATGTCCACATCTGCATCAAGGAATTTTTTCAGCCAGTGATTGGGACCTGCCGGGTTCAACGCGCCATCGAAGCATGAATACCCTTTGTCAAGACGTGACTTGAGCAACTCGAACACTTCTTGATTCCACTCAGCTGTTTCATCTCCGTAGGCATACTTGATTGATGAACCGCGCAACTTTGCCACTTGGTTGACCCTTTCGCAACCTAGGATGTAGACGTTTTCTCCGAACATCTTGCAGCAATTGTTTCCGCCAATCCTGCCGACCAGTTCCTCACCCCAGATATCCCGCATCGGCTCCAATATGTTTCGGCTAATGGTTGCCTGACTCACTCCCAATATCGCCACCAGTCCAGGCTTTCCTGCGCGTTCCCTAATCCGCCGAGGAATCAAGTAATAGTCCATGTACGTCTTGCCCGAACGTGTAGCGCCAACCTTGAAGTTCCACCGCTTGTGAGCGTTCCTGAAGAACTCCACCTGCTTCTTGCTGAAAGCCATCAGCCCACACCTTCCGCCTGATCTATCCGCGCCAGCACCGCATCCAGCTTTGACAGCAATTCATCTGTCGATTCTTCCGGATTGTCTTTCTGTCCGAGGTAGTTCTTGCCGAGGAAAATAGCCATTGCTGGCGATTTCTCCGCCAAACGCATTTGCGCCCTCCGCAAAGAAATTTTGCCGCCCTGCTTCTTTTCCGCGTAAATCTCCGCAAAAGAACAGTCATATGTCCGTTTTGACCATCGCTCCAGCGTGTCCACAGAACACTCGAAAAACCCGGCTATTTCTTCTTCCGTGCAAAACATAGCACACAGCTTCTCGAACGTCTCTTGTTTGATCTCTTTCCTTGGCCGCCCCGTCTGCGCCATGCTATCAACCGCCTTTTCTGTAAGACTCATCAAGGATTTTGGGCGCGCAGTTGTTCCAGACAATCTCATGGTGTACCCGCATATCATGCAATCCCATCTGTGATATCTTTGTGCATGAAGGCAACGCGAGAACCGTGTAGAATGACTTCCGGTATGTTCCGCTGTCTCTGTATATGTCCGTCATGCCGCCTTCTTGAGATTGTGTAGGAACCGTGTCCACGCGCACGGGGAGATATGTATAAAACAACTGCCCGCGCATATTCGCCAGCGCGCCGGTTGTGATATCGTCATTCATCCGCATATGGAAATAGTGCTTGTCTGCTGCCCGCATAATAAACGCCGTCATAGTCTTTGGAATCATCTGCTTCGGCCATGTGATATTCTGCAATCCGCCAACGTAATAAATGGCAAGGCCGAACGAAAGCGCTGTGAACGGTGCCGCATCCATATAATCAAGCATCGCAGACAAAACGGCGTCAATGTTCTTCACCTGTACGCACACCAGACGCCCGTTTCGGACACATCGCCAAGTAAACCCCTGCACATCATCATCAAGTTGCAGGTGATACTTGTACCCCATTTCCTGCGCCTTGTCTTGGATGAAGTTGCGGGCAAATACTCCAACGCGCCTATCATCATCCAGATCCCCGAGGTCTGTCAACGGCACATAATCCCGCTTGTCAAACTGGATAATATCCTGCCCGAACTTTTCCCGGTACAAAGGCTCTTGGTCATCCTCATTGTCTATAACCACATACATAGGGCCTGTGTACCCGTGCGCCCTGAGCGCTCTGTACGTGCTTATTGTCTTTGCCCTGCCATGAGACAGGATGAATACCGCAAAGCGTTTCGTGTTCTCTTCTTTTTTCTTGCCCAATAGATCCACGGAAAGCCTGCTGAGATCAATCTTGTCTGTGTCTATGATTTCTCCATCCATCCGCGTTTGGTACTCCCAGAACACGTTAGACGCCTTTGTCCACAATGCCTTGAGATGAGATCCGCCCGTAACTATGCCCTCGCCTTGGCTGCGTTTGATGGATGTTTCAATGCTGCATCTGATCCATACAAGCTTTACAGGCTGCCTATCCTCAAGTATGGCCTCGCATACCGTTTTTGACGTAGCCTTATCGCCATCGAGAACAATGTCTTTCCCTTTTGCGTACAACTTTCGCATCTGTGGGACAATCTTGGAAATATCCTGCCGTGACACCTTGTCAAGCCCAGTTCGGCTTAACTGGTTGTTGTAATCTCCCAAAATGAAAGCGTTCGGACTTTCGCAGTACGCAATCAAATCCTTGTAAAAATGAAGATCGCCCTGCATAAAGCTATTGCGAATGAAAGTTGTCTTTCCCGCTCTTGATGGCCCGATCACCAAATAAATCATGATTCGGATCCTCTCTTTTGAATCGTACTTGACACAATCCTCGGGAATGTGTGCGCTGCCTGTTTTACCGACTTCCAGCCCTGCCCTGTCCATCCCAGCTTTCTGCTGCTTGGGAAAGCCATTAGTTCATAAAACCGCAAAACATAGCCATTCGCGCCGCCATACGCATCCTGACACCCGCCAGCTATAGTCTTTTGCTTTTGCGCACTCTTTTGTGCTATGTAGACATTGAAGTTTTGTTGGACGTTCAATGGAGCGATAAACACCCGCCCCCAAATGCCTTGCAAGAGTATCGAAACAGCATCCTCGCTATACCGCATGACAAAATCAAATCTTGAATCAGTCCTCAGCAAAAAACTGTTGTACAAAACCCGTTTATAAGCCTGCCTGTCTATCTTCTTGGCGCCGCCGATAAAATCCCCGCCGTTGCCGAATCCTGTCCCGTCAATATTGGTTGAATCCATAAATTCACAATAAGCATCAATCACGGCATCCATATCGTTTATTGCATAGCTTCTTAATCCGCCATCTTTTATGGTTCTAATCTTAATGCTTTGCAAATCATCATCAAGCATTAAGAAATACTTCAAGTTCTCTGCCTTTGCAACGTTCCAACATTCATTTCTTGCGAAAGTAGCAATTCCATTAGGACCGTCAAAGTTGTCTCCTATGTCAAAATTAACCCGCTTATGGAAAACACGCACACAGTCACCGTAGCGCTCTATGTAGCTATCTTTTGCGCTATCCTCATCATCGATCAGAACAAAGATCTTCCCTGTGTACTTTCTCCCGCGCAATTCGTGAAACGTTGAGCATTCAGGCCGTCCATGACTAATTATAATGACCCCAAAATCAGTCCTCATCAGAATCTTCCCCTTCGATAATGTCCTGAATTGTTTTGGTCAGTTTTACAAAGCCGTTTGCGATTGCGTCATCAATATCTATAATGACCAACGCCGAGTGCTCCATTAGACGCTGCACAGTCGCGTCAGCATGCGCGTAGAACTCTGCAATGTTCCTGTAATTGAACACCGTATGGCGATACGCAGCATTGATAAGAAAGTCCTTAGTTTCTGCGTCAATGTCCGCCGCCTCAATCTCTGCAATTAGCTCGTCAGTCTTTGCCCTGTCCATCATCATCTCAAAGGACGGATTCTCACCCTTCGGCTCATAATGCGGAATCTTGGCCTTCTGAGCGTACGCGCTGCCACTGATTTCTTCATCAATCGCCGCTGCGCCCTCTGTATCATCATCCAGGAACCCAAAATCGGTCATCTCGAATTCATCAAGGTCTGACAGTTCTTCCTTCAACACGTCATCAAGCCAACTGGACAATTCTGCCGTCTTGTTATGCGCAAGCGCATATGCCCGCCGTTCCTGACTTGTGAGGTGATCAAGCCGAATGCACGGGACCTCTGTCATGCCCAGCTTCTTTGCCGCCAGAACCCGCCCGTGACCTTCTACAATCAGGTTGTCTTTTCCCCAAATGCCGATGGGGTCATCGAACCCGAACCGGTCAATGCTGGATGCAAACACGCTGCCACGTCCGCGTCAGCGTGTTTGCGGGCGTTCTTTTCGTAAGGCTTGAGCGAATCCACCGGCAAATATTCGATCTTTAAGTTCATCTTGTTGGCATCCATGGCTGTTTCCCCTCCCGATTGTTTCACGTGAAACATTTTTTACGGCTGCTGCCGTTGTCCACATTGTAACACGGCAAGGGATATTTGTAAAGAAATGCCCTGCCGAACAAAACAAAAACCGCCCGAAGGCGGTTATGTTTCACGTGAAACATTTACACAGGATAAACGTAGTCTAATGGCAATTCCTCAAGTTCGTAGTGCGTGATTTCCTGCGCCGTCAATTTCCTGCTATATATCGCATAGCCCCACGTAGAATGCCCTGATGGCGCCGTGCCGCAAACGTCCGAACAACTGACCAACCTATCACGCGGGACCGATCCAGGCATCGGAGGCCGCATCAGCAACGCATACCCATACAGAACCGGCATTGTCAGTCCTCCCCTCTGTATCCATCGAATAACCAAGGATATTTGTAGACTACATCCTCAGCCTGCTCATCATCAATGCAGTCGGAGCATCCTACAATATCCCCACTTTGCAGGTAAAACCGCTCAGGATTCTCTGCACCACAATTTGGGCATCTGTACGAGTCCGGCTCCGGCTCTCCGTCCTGCTCCGCGTCCCTGATCCACGGTGCATCTGGCAGATCATACATTGCTTTTACCTCCCGTTCGATTCTTTCAGCGCCACAATCAGATCGATAATATCAAGCTGGCACTTTCCGTATCCGGTCATCCAAGCTTGCAACTCGTTGAGCGGCATATCCTCCGGCACTTTGATTGTGCGGTTTACGATCCGGTCAATAATCATATCGTAACCCTGTTTGGTCAACTCAGGCATTTCACGCAACCCCCTTTGGATAAATTCATCCATCCATGAGTATTTGTCCACTTCTTCCACCGTCATCACCTGTGGCTCCTGTTCTTTCAGCAATGCAATAGCGTCATAACAAGATAGGCGCGAATACCCTCTGTAGCGTTCCGGCACATGACCCTCAATCACTCTGACAGCTTCCTCAAGTCCTTTGATAACCTTCTCCCGGTCAAGCATCCCGTTCCCTCCCTTATCTCTGGCATTTCCATACGTTGTAATCCGAGTAGATCATCACCGCATAGCCGCCGCAGACCTTCACTATGATTTCTTCACCCTTGACCCGGTTCTTCTCGGCTTGATAGCGCGTTTTGTAGATTGTCATTGCCTTACCCTCCAATAAGTTTCCAGTGCTGCCGAACCCTTAAGGCTCGATGGCGTCAATTTCCTCCCATGTCATCCCCAAGCCAATCAGCCGCTGTGCGATTTCATCGCAGTATAAAGATGCTTCCATTGACATATGACGGTAAAAGCAGGCCAGCGCATTTATGTACGCCTTAATAGTCTGCGCCTTGATATGAGCATCAATATCGGCCTTGCTGTGGAAAATAACGTGGTCGATGTAATAACCTTTGTACTGCTGCATTGTGTTGCCCTCCGTTGATTGGATTTGCCCTCGTAACCTCCGGGGCGGGAAATCAACTCACTTAGCAGAAGTTCTTGGTCAAAATCTCAACGGCTTCAATCGCTTCCTGATAGCCAGCCATAATCTTCTTGATCTCGTCAATGTTCTTGTCACCGTAAGCGGTAGTCTGAATCTTAAATCCGGGCTTCTCATCGGAAAAAATGCCATCGTTGTAATAGATGTCCGGGATGTAGTCGCCAGTCTTCGTCACGTTGTAGTCCTTCCACGTAGTGCCGTCAGCGTACTTGCAAACCCTACGGGTTACCATGTAATGCTCACCGAGGGTGAAGCGGGTGGCCTCAACTGTCCGAGTCTCAAGGTTGATCCTCTTGGTTTCGATGCTGCACAGTGTCATTGTTTCTTCTCCTTTCTGTGTGACCGTTTCCCGATCACAAGATAGATTATACTCTTATCATTTGCAAATGTCAACACTTTTTTAATGTGAATTCTGTCCATAGCAGCGTACCATATTTGACAATGTACGGAATGTGAAAAAATTTTACCAACATTTTTTTCCAAATCTTGAGCAGATCGAAAAATGAATATTCCCCCGTCCGAAATTAGCGCCCGTTAGAACGCAAGATAGACCCCTTAGCGCGCGTGTCCGCTTAGACGCCCCGTAGAACGCCCGGATTTTGCCCGAAAAAAACGGGGAAACGGTCAATCCGCTCCCCCGCTGCCATCAAAACGGCAAACTTTCATCATACCGGATCTGAGTCAATCCACCCGGCATAATTTTTTGGTTATCCAACGTCAAACAGACACACCTGATCTGGACGCCGCTCCCCGGCATCCGCTTTACTACCTTCCGACTGCCACCTTGCAACCGGATTAGCCCTTCACCCTGCGCCCACGATAAATAGCTATCCGGGCTGAACCCACCGGCCTGCATCGCCTCGGAAAATATCTTTCCAATGATCCAAACCGTCTTGGCATCCTTTGTCTCCGGGTCCGTGTCAATACATCCATATACGGTTCTCGACTCCGGTTCTTTCCCGTCAATGATGAAACTGCTGCGGTTCTCCGCTATCCATTCCATCAGGTAGTCATGGGATTTCCTGCCCGTGCTGACATCCTCATTGGTTCGCACATATGCCAGCAAATCCTCAACGCTGATGGTTATTCCATCTTTGAAAAGGACCTTTTCCGCCAACTTGTCAGCCGTCAAAAGGATTGACGCGCTGAGTGCTTGCTTGTCTGTCCCGATAACTGCTAACTGGTCAAAGAATTCCTGCTGCCATTGGTCAACCTGCTTCTTGGTCTTTTTGTCCGCCAGCGCTGCTATAAAATCCCTGCCCGCAAAGCCGTAATTGGCGCTTATAATCCGATGTACGCCCTTGGCGTCATCCATGAGCTTACCTTTGCATTCTATTTCAATCACCCGGTTCATGGCACCCGCCTTGCTTCGACTGCTTATGATCGGCATCTCGCCTGTGGTGATAATGCAGTTCTTCCATGTCGGCGACTTCCTGAGGCCTCCAGACTTTGCGCCCCTTGTCTTGCCGCTGCCCTCACACAATGAATATATCACGTCATCAAAGTCCCGCTTGTCTTGGATTGTCTGCAACTCATCCAAACACAAAGGGAGGTTGCAAGTGAATATCGCCAATTGTTCCAAACCAACGCTAGTGCTTTTGATTGGCCTGCAATACGCGCCCACCTGTGGATCCGCCCAAACGCTGGCAGCTAATTCCATCGTAACGGTTTTTCCGGTGCCTGCCTGACTGCTCCACAAATGCACAAAGAACGGCAATGCGTCAAAATGCGAAAGCATCACGCTGGCAAAACTTGCAGCCATTACGATCCTGGCTTGTAAGCATCCTGCCGCCCTGATTGCCTTTACTGCATCCATCCACGCGCTGCGGCTTCCGCTGGTCTTGATGGTTTTGTACATCTGCTGGAACTGCCCTTGCCCGTCATACTCCACACCGTCAACATATGGCACAAAATCGTTCTCGGATATCCATCCTAAATGACTGCTCATTTTTTCAACCGGTATCAAATCCCTGTTGATATCATCAATATAAGTGATGTACTTCACCATGGCCTTTGCCGTCTCGCTGGTTATGCTGACCCCATGATCTGCCAACTGCACGATGGTTGAGACGTTCGCAAGCGCGCCCCTGCTGACTACCACGCTCTTCCAGTATTCCCGCTTGAAGCTGATCTCAAGCGACTCGGTTTGAGTCTCTATATTGATATACCTTTTCGTGGGCATGATTGGATGTGAGCAAACCGACTCCAAACCAAACTTATCCTCAAGCAGGATTCTGTCTCCGTCCACTTCATACCTGCCCATGCGCAACGCCAACGGCTGACCCTCCCACGATGTAAGGACCTCTGCCGCCTGCGTGGGCTGTCCCTGCTTTGCCGCCTTTGCTTTCAGGATTGAGTCAACGGTCTTGACCGGAACTCCGCATTCCTTCGCCCGTTTCCGGAGCAAAAGTTCAAATCTGGTTCTGGATTCCCTGTCTACTGCCGACTCGGCCAAAAGGGTATATGGTATATCACTCTCCACAAAGTCCTCATAACTAAACCCCTGCAACGCCTCTTTAAAGAAAGCTATTGCATCCTGTAGGGCAGTGTTTTCATCCATGGTTGCACACTCTCCCATCTGCTGCAATCTCTAAGCCGGGTATGGCGTTTTCCCTGTCCCGCAACGCCTGCACAAACTCATCAGGCCATTCCTGGGCGTCTCTCGACGGTTCGTACAGAATCATCCGCCTGTCTGCATCTCGCCACTTGTCAAACGCTGCCCAATAGGCGCTCTCAGCGGCCTGTTTAAGGCGTTTCTCGCGTTCCCTTGATGCCTTTATCGCTGCAACCCTAACACGCGCCAGAAGGGCGTTAGAATCGCTGGAATCGCTATCCTCTAAACCGAGGTTAAAATCCGCGTTTAGCCTGCTGATTGTCTCCCGAAAACCAAGCCCGTAATAAAGGCTGGCAAAGTTGATAACGTCCCCGCCCTTGTGACATCCAAAGCAGCACCATCCGCGCCCGTCATCGTAGACCTTTAGGCTTGCGTCAGTATCCGCGTGGAACGGGCACACACAAAACCCCGTCCGATTAATCCGAATCCCTACAGACTCAATGAGTTGCCTACAGGACAACCTCTCCTTTACTGCGTCCGCCGTAATCATGGCAGCACACCCTCCGCCAAATACTCCAGAATCAGCCGCCCCGTCTGCCGCTTGTCACAAAACCTAAACCGCACACCATACTTGATGGTCATCGTAAGCATCGCCCTCTTGAGCGTTGCCCCCTTGATTGTGGTCAAAGGTTTTCCCTGCGAATTTACCGGCGCCTGCCAATTGACCAAACCACCGTCAGGCAGAACCTCTTCAATCAGCACAAGCAACTTTATCCCTGCCGCCGCTGCCCGCTCACATTCTGACCGAAAGCGTTCATGATCCGAGCTCAGAACATCCTTGGATATTTCCAGAACATCCTGCTTGGTGTCTACCACTCGACTCTGATCTGATGCAATCGCATAATCTCCAACGTACAAACGGCAACGCTCCGTCTGGATCCCTGTCTTGGCAAAGTATGACTCTATGTTTTTATGCTTTCCTTCCTGCTGCCGGGTGTCGCATAATATCAGCATCTCAGCCCTCCAATAACAAGGCGGGGGCCTGTATTCCCGACCCCCGCCATATCACATCAGAACGGCAATTCTTCCGGCTGCACCGCCTCCGCGGCGTTTACCGTTGCGCTTGTCATTGCCTGTAGCTTCTGCTTCTGGGCGTCTTTGAGTTCCCGCCGCTTGAGCGGCTTTACCTCTCCCGCCTTGACTTTCTTCACACTTTCGAGCCGGGCAATCTCCGTTGTGGTGCCTGCCCTGACCCCGCTTGCATCCTCAATCAGATAGTCTACGTCCCGAACCGAAAAGCCAACGCTGAGGCCTTTCAGCTTCGTCTCATCCCACGACCATTTGAACCCCGGATTGCTATCCTCAAGGCACCACACAGCGCCCTCAAGAATCCGCTTGTTCATGCCCTCATACTGGTCACCTTTGACGGGGATATTCAGCCGCAGAATGCCCTTATACTTGGGCGCGTACTGTCCGCCCTGCTGCGACTTGTAAAGCGTCTGATAATGCCCCGCATACTGCCCTTCGGTAACGTCAAGCTGAATTGCCAGCCTGTCCCAGGTGCGCCCGTTGCTGCTGACCGTCTCCACCTTTGCCCCCAGCACTTTACCGATGTAAGCGCCCGCAGGGAGGGCTGAGATAACCATGTTCTCCCGTGCCTCAAAGTCGCCGCTGTAGTTAATCATGCTTCTTTACCTCCACAGTCTCCCCGCTTTTTGCGAGGGCTCTCATATTGTAATATGCGCGAATTGTCTTGTCAACCAGCGCTAAGTCGTTGTCTATCTGCTGACTTTCGAACATCCCGATGGGGCTCTTGACGGTGTCAAACCCGGAGTTGTGAGTCATAAAGGTATACTTGCCATCCTCTACATGAGTCTTGAGCACGATGGTAAACAGCCCTTCCACCGTGATTTTTTCGTCAAGCATCCGGCCAATGGTTTTGATTTTTTCGTTCCCTGCCTGATCCCGTTCAATGTGACTAAGGAAGTATACAATCCGATCGGACGGCATATCCCTGCTAACCGTCTCCGCGATCAGCGACCAGAAATTCTTTCCGATATCCGTAAACTTCTGGTATCCCATCTCGCCAGACCGGCGCATGAACTCATTGGCCATGAGATACTGAGCGTCATCAATAACCGCCGATGGCGTCTGCATCCCCTTCAATGCCTGCACAATCTTTGGATAGCTGTCCGTTGATATCATGCCCAAATCCGACTTGAACGGTAACGGCTTGCCCGCCACATTGATAACAGCGACCTCCCCGCGCTTGAAGTTGCGCAGGCTGGCACTCTTGCCCGTGCCGCTTTCCCCAAGGATAAGAACCGGAACTGCCATTCTTTAATACCTCCGTTCATTTGTACAGAATCAATGCCGTTTCAATGCTTTTTAACACGTCAGCTAATTCCTCAAGTCTCTTATATTTCTGTTGAAACGCTTGCAGCTCTTTCAACGCCATCTTCAAGAGCATATCTTTCTGGGACGGTGTTCTCATGATTGATTCAATAGACTTGTAAGCCGAACTTCCTGCATCAATCTTGAAGAACGCCCGGACAGGCTCTTGTTGTTCGCTGTTCTCAACCTCTGGAATAACAATCAATGACTGCATGATTTTACGGGCTTGATTAAGCCTGTACTCAACCGCCGCTTTTTCGTCCTCCCATTCAAACTCAGCATGAAGCACAGCGTCCTCGGGTCTGCTGACTTCTACAACACTTCTGGCATTGAGTTCCCCCTTTCTTTCAAGTTCGTTCAATACTGCCGCAGCCGCCGTTGCGTCTGCCTTAATCTGAGCGGCTTCCTTCCATTTGTAAATCATCGTTCAAACCTCCGTCAATACACATTTTGCAAAACATCCCACAATATGTCAGCCCCGAACCGACAAACCGTGCATCATCTCGCCCAACCTCATCATAACATGGCTTGCCTTAACTGCCTAACCGCTACGGAACATACCGAACCTTGCCGGGCCTTAACGCACCAGAACGAACCCCAAAACACCGCGCCTTAACTGCCCTGCCAAGCCGAACCCTTGCGCAGCTAACCAAACATAACCCGAACAGAACACACCATGCCACAACTGCCTAACCACAGCTAACCGCTCACCGCCCGAGCAGACCAAGCCCCACCGCAACAAGACGAACCTATCCACAGCTGCCCTGCCTGAACAAACCTCGCCGAAACACAACGCAACAAACCGTACAATACCATAACTGCCTTGCCAGTCCTGACCCTTCCTTACCAGACCCCTCCTGACCTTACATCGCCACGCCGGAACACACGTCACCAAGCCATTCCTGCCATGCCAGGTCTGGCAGCTCCCAAACTTAACACACCGCGCCACAGCTGCCATTCCGCGCCGCGACTGTCCAGAACGCAACTCACCTTGCAACGCCTCAACAGCCGTGCCTCACCCCACCCAGCCATAACAAACCATTGCGCGCACCACCGAGCCTATCCTTGCCTGCCTAATC